TAGAGTACGTACTGTTGGTGCGTAAATACTTTGGTGCGTTTGCAGCGCACTGGAGGACATACCCTGGTTTTCGGTATTGTCACGGCATCGGAGCTGATAAGGAAGCGGTGTGGGCGGCTTACTTTCGCGAGTTGGCCACCAATTCACCGTATGGGCATGGATTTGATTACTCCAACTTCGATGGGTCACTAGGTAGTTTTGGTTTTAATGTGTTTGCTGCAGTGGCAGACGCGTACTACGGCATGGAGGACGTGGAAGCGTGGCGAGCCCGCCACGCTTTGTTGGACGCGTTGCGATCTAGTTGGCACCTAGCGCACAACATTTTCTTCTTGGCACCGCAAGGTAACAAGTCGGGAAATCCATTGACAGACGTTTTCAATTCCGTAGTGAACTGGTTCCTTATGCTGCTGGCCTTCACTGGCTGTCAGAGCGGAGCTGGCAAGACTATTGATCCATCAGAGTTCGGGGAAAAAGTTCGGCTTTTGACTTACGGCGATGATGTTGTGATGACCGTGAAGCCAGATATTTTACCTTGGTTTTCGGGTCCTCGCATTCAAGCTGTGCTGCGACAAGTGGGCATAGCAGTAACTTCGAGTACAAAGAGCGACGTCATTGAGGACTACATGTTCTTGAAAGACCTTACTTTCCTGAAATCACACTTTGTGTGGAAAGCAGGAGTATGTTTGGCTCCCATGCCAAAGTGCGATATTTACAAAGAGTTGCTGTACCAGCCCAACAGTACAGCGAGCGACGAGAGTGACTTGCGTTTGCGCCTCGCAGTCACTCAGAGATTTATGGCGCACCACGGGGAGTCGCAACTACTCGACTTCCAATCCTCTTTGCGGACTCTCTTTCCGCGAGACTGGGTGAACTTGGCGTTCGGTAGCGTTGTAGCTGACATTAGTTTGAAGCAAGCCGTAGCTGTGATAGACAAGTAATGGGTGGGAGAGACGGCATGTCTCTCTTTGCTCAGAGTAGAAGGCGGGGGACCAATAGCAAACTGTGTCCTGTGTAGAACAACCGTCGTTCATAGCTGGTTAGGTGACGTGCACGTAGTGCGTAGACGGAG